AAGTAACGGGGCATCAATTACCCAGTATATCCACTACTCCAGTCTTTATACATGGTGTTAAGGGAGCTACAGAACTTAATTCAGGTAAAAAGTCTTTTATAGCAACCTGGATTGACGCTAATAACTTCAGTGTAAATATCTCAACGAATAACCAAATATGGGTAGTGAACACAGGTTCAGTTACTCATTATGCTCCAACTGATCTAACTGGTTATACTGCTGAAATGCAGATTAGATCTACTCGTACTAACGCTGCTATTATACATACTTTAACTAGTATTGGTGGTGATATAACTTTTTCCCCCACTGATGGGGGTGTTAAACTTCATATTTCTGCTGTTGATACAGCAGCTTTTAACTTCGATAATGCTGTCTATGATTTAGAGCTGATAGATGTTCTTGGTAATGGCGATAAAACACGTATAGCAGAAGGAAGTATACGGCTTCATAAAGAAGTAACTCGTTAATACAGGAGAATTACGATATGGCACAAGGTGATGTAGTAGTATTTGACGCTTTCCTAGAGAAAGTATTTGACAGTGGTATCTTTGATTTCGGTGCTACTCCTAACGTACTCAAATGTGCGATTGTAGATAATACAATTGTTCCAGCCACTACAACGGCTGATCCAACTTGGGGTGCTGGTGGTACAACGAATCTAGCTGCTAATGAACAGACTGGTGGCAACTTCCCTGCTGGTGGGCAGACATTGGCTACTCCAAGTGCTGTTCTTAACGCTGGTACGTTAGATCTTGATTTCGGTGATCCAGCAACATGGTCACAGAATGCAGGTAATCCTACTACTTGTTTTTGGGGTATCATCTATGATGATACAGCCACTAATAAGGATGCTATAGGTTATGTTGACCTCGGCGGCGTGTTTGATGCGACAACTGGTGATCTTACGATTACTTGGGGTACACCGTTCGCTACAGTTAACCAAGCGTAAGGTTAGTTAACAATGACCGTTACGATTGATGATATCAATCTTAGCAGTGCTGGTGATGGTCTTGGTGATAAAGGTCGTGCTGGTGGTGTAAAGCTACAAACCAGCCTTGATAATATCAAGGCTGCTATTGAGCAATTGCAGGGTCGGCACTGGGAGTTTAACAACACTGGTAAGACGCTTGTTTTGGGTGATCGTATCCTATCCCAAATTCACGCTGGTATTACTCATACCCTGCCTGCAACATTTACAAAATCAGCAACTACTCTCAGTGATATTTGGGTCTGGAATACCGATCCCGGTCAAGATGTTAATATTGATCCAGACGGAACGGATGAAATCTACATTACGGATGCCAATCAAGGTGCTGGTGTTGCTGTTCCTATCCCGCCGGGAACACTCGCTATTATTACACCAAGAGCTGATGATCTTCGGTGGAATATGGTCGTGTTTGGTTCTATTCGTCCGGACACTATTACTTTCACAGAGTTATTGAATGGCGTTGGTTTTGATATCATTGCAAAAGTCGGTTCTGGAGCAGGTGATTATGGTTCGCTTGTTTGTGGTGTTGATGGAGTACTAAGACGATCTGGTTCTGGCAACCTTGCTTTCGGGTCTTTAGTTACTAACAATATCGGTAATGCGGCAATCACTCTTGCAAAAATGGCAAGTCTGACCGATGAAAGGATTATTGGTAGGGTTAGTGGTGCTGGTACTCCTGAAGCACTAACTAAAGCACAAGTTTTAACTATGCTTAATGTTGCTGACGGTGCTGATGTTAGCCCCGCTACTAAGTTCACTGCTTCTTTATCAGTGGAGTTTCCAACCAATACAGACGATATAACTATTGCCTTCGTTAACGCAGCAATTACTCTGTCAGAGATTCGCTTTGTTCTGGTGGGGGATACAAGTCCATCTGTTACTTGTACCATCCGTCATTCTACTGTTAGAAATGGCGCTGGAAATATTATTGATACGAACACAATTACAAGTGTTTCAAGTGGTTCTGATATAACCGCTATTAGTGACGCAACGATTCCTGCTGATTCGTTTATATGGGTAGAAATTACTGCTGTGTCTGGAAATGTTGAGGAACTTCATATATCACCAATAGGGACTTACGACTGATGGTTGCTGCGACTCAAGAATGGGGTTCATCGGCAATTGCTGATACTCCCCTTCATCTGGGTAATGTTGCGATGGGTGGTCTATTTGCTGAGGGTGGGGGCCATTATTTACATGGTGCTTCAATTTATTGCTTCGATGATGGGGGTTCACCGCCAGTAGAAAGTAGGGTAGCGGTGTATCAGGGAGGATCGTTGAGTCTTGGTCCTGCTGATGGTGCGGGTGCCACATTACTTTATGATTTTGGGAAAATAATACATCCAACAGGAGCTTTTGCGTGGGTTGATGTATTTGTTTCAGGACCACCCGTTTTGATAGCTGATAACACGCCAATTTGGGTGTGTACCAAAGCAGACGACGCAGGAGGTGCAGATTATCGGACTGAAACTGATAGTGGAAATGCTGGTGATTTCCAAACGGCGAGAGGTAGATTTGAAACAACTGGATTAAATGAATCACCAGATGTGTCCTGGCCAAGCAATTATCCAGATACAGATTCAGACTTTGGTAGTTGGTTTTCATTCAGACTTATATACAGAAAGCGTAGAGGATTAGTAACAAACAGAGGTTAAAAACATGACAGCAATTACAGACGCAACACTTATCATCGAAACAATCATAGGGCGCACGTTAACCAATCCGCAATTAATCTCTATTGCTGATGCTATCGTCGAACAAGACCCTTATGATTTAAGTGGATGGTTTGATGTAATAACTGAACCACCCCCTGAAAACCCTACTGATCCAGGGCCATTTCCTTATAATCTTGCGCGTGATCCAACTAATGAAGAAAAAGCTGCATTGATCGTTGGAACTATTGATAAGTTCTTACGTACTATGATACGTGAGGTTGCAGGACGTAATGAAAGAGAGTCATTAATACCAGCTCTAAATATATCAGTTATAGCAGCACAAGATCTTGCTGAAACTGATATGAACTAGCCGTAATTTATGGCTATTCCTGTACTAGAAACTGGATGGGTTCCCACTAATAGTAGTGGTAATGCTGTAAGTAATCTTACACTTACGGCTCCTACTGGTATAGTAGCCGATGATCTCCTTTTAATTATTGTATGTAGTGATGATAACGCTACTGGTGCTGAGTTCTCTACTGCTGCTTCTGGATGGGCAAAACACGACGAAGTTGGTGGTGGTAATTCAGATGCCCATATAGGTGTATTTTGGAAGAAGGCAGTTGGCGGTGAAGGTAATATACAGATTGATGCTGCCAGTTTAGATGAAATGCTCGGTTGGTATGTACGTATCAGTGGAGCTAATACAGATAATCCTTTCGGTGCTTCTGATTTTACTTATGATAGCGGTAATGGTAATTCACATACATTACCTAATGTAGCTACTACATTATCTAACTCTTTAGCCCTTTATGGATTAGCCTTTGATGGTGGTGACGGTGCTCCATTTGGTGCTCCTGGTGGATCTTGGTCAGAAGCAGGCGAAGATACAAGTGGTACTGGTATTAATGATGTATCTGGTGTTTTTGGTACACAAGGTAAAGCTACAGTAGGTTCATTAGGTGCACCTGTTATATCGGTTAGTGCTAATGATGGTGCTTCGGGCTTCATTTTAGAGATTAAAGAAGTCCCAATTCCAAGAGATGTAACAGGTACTACCGAAGCAGTTACTATTAATGAACCTATAGGTACAGTTACTAGGGATAGAGTTTCTACTGGTTCTCCTGAATCTATATTAATTACTGAAACTACTGATTCAGTAATTAACCGCCAACGTGGTGTTAATTGTACTACAGAAGTAATAACACTTACTGAAACAACTTCTACGGTTGATAAACAACCTGCCAGACATGTTGATGGTTCAACAGAGGTTGTAACCCTTACAGAAAATCAGGCTACTATAACTCGTAATCGTAGCTTTACTTGTTCTATTGAAGTAATAGAGATTACAGAAAACCAGGCTCCTATGACTGGAACTATGTGGTCATGGGATAGTGAAAACTTTACTTGGGATGATGATACAAATCATAGTTGGGATGGTTGGCATACTCATGCTGAAATTAATCGTAATGTTACAGGTACTATAGAAGCAATAACAATTACGACAAATTCAGCTACGGTTAAGCGCACTCGTGGAGTTACTTGTACAACTGAGGTAGTTACGGTTGCCGAAGTACCTAGTGTTGTTAATCGTACTCGTAATGTACTTGGTAATACTGAAGTAATTACTTTAGCTGAAACACCTGCTATAACTAATACTGAACGTATTGCTTTAAGTGCTACAGAAGCTCTTACGGTTACTGAATCCAATGCTTCTATCAATAGAACGCGCTCAGTAATCGCCGTTACAGAAATAATAACTCTCATTGAATCTACTGCCACGGTTAATAGTACCAGGAAAGTATCCTGTACTACGGAAGTAGTAACTCTTACTGAAACTCTTGCTACTATAGTATTCCCCAGGATAGTAACTGGATCTACCGAAGTAGTAACTATTACTGAAAATCTTTCTACTGTTATAAGAGATCGCCTTGTAACAGGTATTACAGAAGTAATTACTATTAGCACTATTCCTGCTGGTATTAATGAAACACGTATTGTTACTTCTACTGTAGAAATTACAGCCATTGTAGAAAATGTAGCCTCTTTAAATCGTACTAGGAATGTTAATTGCACTACTGAAGTAATTACTCTTACTGAAAATACTTCCATAGTTCAATTTGGCAAAGTAGTAATAGGTTCTACAGAAGTAGTAGTATTAACTGAAAATAATGCTGCTTTAAATCGTACTCGTGGAGTTATATGTACTACTGAAGTAATAACTTTAGCTGAAAATGCAGCGACAGTTAATGCAGCACTAAGTGTTTCAACAGATACCGAGATAATTGCGGTTACTGAAACTGCATCCGTTATTAATAAACAACGTGGAGTTAACTGTGCTACTGAGGTAATTACTTTAACTGAGAATGTAGCAGTTGTTGAATTAGGTACTAATTTAATAGTAACAGGAACTACAGAAGTAGTAACTCTTATAGAAAATGCTTCTATAGTTAATAGAACTAGAGAAGTTATTTGTACTACGGAAGTTATTACTTTAACTGAAACTAATTCTACTGTTAATCGCCAACGTGGAGTTAACTGTTTAACTGAAGTAATAATACTTGTTGAAAATAATGCTTCTTTAAACCGTACTCTAAGTGTACAAGCTTTAACAGAATCTATTGTTTTAACTGAGATACCAGCGGGTGTAAATGAAACTCGTATCGTAACTTCTACAGTAGAAATTACTGCCATAATTGAAAATGCATCTGCTATTAATAGGACTAGGAATGTCCAAGCTTCTACCGAAGTAATTACTCTTACAGAAAATATAGCAGACGTTAATTTTAATAGAGTAGTAACAGGTACTACTGAAATAATAACTCTTACTGAGAATGTAGCTTCAGTTGGTATACCGAGAAATGTAGTTAGTACTACAGAAGTTATAACTATTGGAGAAAACAATGCCTCAATCAACAGATCGAGAAATATACTTACCAGTACAGAGATTATCAATCTCGCAGAAACAAATGGATCAGTTCTTACTAGCCGTGGGGTGTCAGGTACAACCGAAGTTGTCACAGTCGTCGAAACAGTCGCAAACATTAATAGAACCAGAAGTATCCAATGTACAACTGAAGTAATAGTACTAACTGAAAATGTAGCAAATGTTACTCTTAACCAAGGACTAAATGTAACAGGTATAACAGAAGTAATAACTATTACTGAAAATGCTGCTACTATTAAGATAGATAGAGTAGTTGCGAGTATAACAGAAGTTATCTCTTTAATAGAAGTTACTGCTTCTATTAAGGCAAATAGAACAATGATAGCTCCATTTAAAGAGATAGTTTTAACTACGCAAAATGCTTCTGTAAAGTTTGGTATTGTTGGTAAACCAGTACTAGGTTTCTCTTTAACTTATTTAAGACCTAACGATGAATATATAATATTATGGCGGGACGAATAGTAAAAGATAAAGCTGAGTTCAGCACCCTTGTTAAACAAAGGGAGGAACAGGTATTGTCTGTAAAAGGCAATGAATTTATAGTTATTAAGAATGATGAAATACAAGGTATCTATATTTCAGAGACACAGGGGCTTGTAGCTCTCGATGTTTCAGTAGTTGGAACTATGGGTCTTAGGGGATGGGGGCTAGTACGTTCTGTTGAAGATCGTATTGTTGTGCTTACTGATGCTGTTGCTCCTACTGCCGTTGGTCCCAAAGGTGATCAAGGTATACAAGGTATACAAGGTAGTATTGGATTAACTGGTATACAAGGTGATCAAGGTATACAAGGTATACAAGGAACTATTGGACCTATTGGACTTACAGGTGATCAAGGTATCCAAGGTATTCAAGGTGTTCAAGGTGTAGCGGGGGCTGATGGTATACAAGGTCTTAAAGGTGATACCGGGAATACAGGATTAACTGGCCCTGCTGGTGCTGATGGAGCAACAGGTATCCAAGGTGATCAAGGTATTCAGGGAATACCAGGTCCACAGGGATTGCAAGGAGATACAGGTCTTCAAGGTATACAAGGTAACATAGGTCTAACTGGCGATACTGGTCTAACTGGTGATCAAGGTATTCAGGGTATCCAGGGTATTCAAGGTGATACTGGTCTAACTGGTGACACTGGCGCACAAGGTATACAAGGTCCGATAGGTTTAACTGGTCTCACTGGTACTGATGGTCTTGATGGTGCTCAAGGTATACAAGGGGATATTGGTCTTCAAGGTATACAAGGTATACAAGGAGTAATAGGGTTAACAGGAGATCAGGGAATACAAGGTATTCAAGGTGTCCCAGGTGCTACAGGTTTAGATGGTGATCAGGGTATTCAAGGTATACAGGGTGATCAGGGTATTCAAGGTATACAAGGGCCTATTGGTAACACTGGTGCAGATGGATTAGATATAAATTGGATATCAGCACCTTGGCAAGTAGCTACGGTATATGCACTTAATGATGCCTTAGAACATAATGGTGATTCTTTTATAGTAAGATTAGCACATACCTCTACTGTAAATGACGAACCTAAAATAGGTGTTGCATGGACTAGTTTTTGGGATGTATTAGCTGAACAAGGTATACAGGGTATTCAAGGTATACAGGGTATACAGGGTATACAAGGTGCTGCTGGTGTCCCCGCTGGTGGTACTTTAGATCAAGTTTTAAAGAAACTTAGTGCAACTGACTTTGATGTTAGTTGGCAAGATGAAGCTGGTGGTGGTGGGGGATGGGTAGCAGTACCTACTTCACCTACTACAGTAGATATTGAAGTAGATCAGTTTATAACAGGTAGTGATGGAGGTTTATATAGAGCATTTGCTCCATCTAATAACCTACACAATACTGGTACTAACTATCCACGTACAGGTACTAATTGGGATTCAGACTTTGTACCTTTTTCTGGTAATTTACAATGGCGTGGGGCATGGACTTCTGCTGGTACAGGTGATCAAGACAAATACGTAGTAGGTGATGTTGTTTCATTTACCTTCGAACAAGAATCTTCTGGAAGGCTAGGACGAAAGTATAGTGGTTTATTTGTTTGTGTACAAGATCACTTTGCTACTACTGGTAATGATCCTCTTGATGATTATGATGTATGGACTAACTGGTTCCCTATGGATGGTGATCCATATAACGGGTCTGGAGAACACTCTCTTTTTGTACCTGTAACAGATATGTATCTCCCTGTTACAAGTCCTTCATCTGCAATATCTATTGTAGAATTTGGTGGGGGTAGTGAAAAAGTAGTTTTACCCGTATCATGGTTTGATAAAGATACAGAAGAAAAAATATATTGGGTAACTAATATGCCCCTAAATTATGATTTTTGGTTCTATGATTTCTTAGAACTACAGTTCTATTGGATAGCTGCTGATGCAAGTTCGGGGAATGTAGTCTGGTCTTCTAGAGATAGGGGAGTAGAAGATGGTGATATTATGTCTTCTGTATCTGCTAATTTTGATATTACCGATGCAGCACTAGCGGCTACTGATAAACTACACTTAACAGCTAAAACTTCAGGTAGTGGATTCTCAGGATATGATACAATTGATGGTTTAGGAATAATGCAATTTAATAGACAAGCAACAGATGGTGCTGATACGTATCCCGCAGATGCAGGTCTAGTAGGTGTTAAAATTACTTATTGGAGAAGGTTTATATCTGGCGATCAACATAGTTAAGATACCCCAGGTCGGGAAGGGGCTAATTCCCGGCACGTCGAGGCTGCCTGTTGGTGGCTCCTTCCAGGCAGTCTCGGCACTTATTTAGGAGAATGATATGACAGTTATACAATTTCAAAAGCCTATTAAAGGTATAGATCAGTTATCTGATGAAACCTCTTTAATAGAAGGTACTGTTAGAGATGCACAGAATATCCTTATTGATAGAGATGGTAACTTTGAGAGGAGGCCAGGTTATACTCTACGTGTACCAGGTTCAGGATACCATAGTTCCTATAGTTCAAAGCGTGGATGGTTGCTTATTTGCCAGAAAAATGTTATAAATATACTGGACCCTGAAACTTTTTCTCTAACACCAATAGTATCTATGAATGATAGTTCTTTAACATCTTTTACAGAGTATAATGATAATTTATACTTTGTTAACCGTGGATCATCTGGTATGTTTAGAACTAATGAAGCCGTTGTAAGAGATATTGGCCTTTCTTTACCTTCTATAAGTCCGTCCTTTGCGGCTTCAAGTAATGGTACTCTACACCCAGGTACTTATGGTATAACTTATACTATTGTTGATGAATTTGGGGAAGAGTCTGGTACTGGACCTATACAGACAGTAGAGCTTCCTAATGGTGGTGGTATAATTGGTAGTATGTTTGCTATAGTATCTGATCACAAATGGCGCATTTATATGACTACTGCTGATGGAGAAGAGTTATATCAGGCTGATGAATTTACTGCTAATGTAGCTACTTATATTATAGATGATCATCGACAAGAAAGACAGGCAGAAACCCTACATCTTAAACCTCTGCCTTATGGATTAACTATTCGTAGTCATGGCGCAAGACTATATGTAGCCGATAAAAATCATATTAGTTACTCAAGTGCGTTTAGACCACATCTTTATAATCCCGCAACTCACTTTATACCTATTATTGGTTATCCATATATGATGGAATCTATTGAAGCAGGTATATATGTATCAGATAATACAGGAGTACGTTTTTATCAAGGCAAAGAACCTGCTGAATTTGTTATAGTAGACTCTTCGCCAGAACGTGCTATCTTTGGAACAAGCGCGGTCATACCAGGGCACTTTATGAGTGAGGATTTTAATATATATGATCGTGTAGTCGTTTGGTTAAGTCGTTTAGGTTATCAAGTTGGCTTACCAACAGGTGAGGTAGTTTCACTGCACAAAGATCAAGTGAAATTACCTAATTACGTGCAGGGGTGTTCAACTGCTTTTACTTACGAAGGTAAAAGACAGTTAGTAACTCCGGTACAATCCAACGAATCTAGTGGTACAAACATTGCCATTGATTCGTCTATTATGTAGGAGACTTAGTTATGTTTAATAAAGATCTGATTAAGCACTCCCGCGAATTTCGCCGGAATGTTGCTAATCATAAATATGAGCGTACCGAGTCTGGTATTCTCTTCCCTTCAATGAACGCCCATATGCAAGGTATATACGCTACCTCACTCAATGATGATGAGTGGGTAGAGAGTCATAATATCATCCCTGATGAAGGGTTGAATCATGTTCTCGATGTTGTAGCTGCTAATGGAACGCAAATTGCAGCTTGGTTTATGGCTTTGTATGCTAATGCTTATACTCCAACTGCTTCTGTTACTGCTGCTCTTTTTACTGCTACTGCTGGTGAAATTACTAGTGGTTCGGAAGGGTATTCAGAAGCTACTCGCGTTACATGGACTCCTGATGCTATTGATACGGTTAACACCGAGATTATCAATGGCGCGGTTCCTGCTGCGTTTACAATTGTAACAGCTTCTTCTCTTGCTGTTAATGGAGCTGCTTTACTCTCTGTTAATACTAAGGGTGCTGTTACAGGCTCTCTTTTATCGGCGGGTCGGTTCCCTGCTCAAAGAAATCTCTCTGATACGGACACATTTAATGTTAAGTATAAGATTGATGTTGATGCAGTGTAATGAGAAAGGGTCGTCCTTATATACGCTTGGAAGGTGATAAGGAACGTGCCGAGGGTATGCTTAGACGCGCCCATGCGGAATTAGACAGAACTAAAGTTCTTGCTAAACGTATGGGCGTTGATGATTATCAACGTATCATTAAAATGGACGAAGATAGTTATATAATTATTAAGCTTGTGAGGGGAGGTATAGAGATAGTTAATATCTTTGCTTCCCCTCATGTCCCTACTAAAGTTACACGTAAGGAAGTAATTAAAGAAGAAGCTAAAGTTAGTATATCCCGTTCTAT